TCGTCGGCAGCCTCTTTTAATATTTTAGTTAATTCATCCGCAACTATTGGTTTTAAATAAGTTTCAGTATAATCTGTTAATGGTTTATTTAAAACGTCATTTAAACCAAACATTGTAGTAATATTTGTTGCTGATAATTTATTACTCATTTTAACTCTAAATGCTGTTAATATATAACTCGTATATTTGTTCACACTTTTTTGTTGTCCAAATAATTGTACATTTAAATCAGTAACATTATTACTATTGTCAACCTTTTTAATTGTAAAATCTTTTACCTCCCTATAAACAGGTGAGAAAAATGTACTAGCGATTTTACTTCCGTATTTTTTTGTGATATTACTTATAGCCTGAATATATGAGGTGTAATAGTTTGTTGTTCCACCATAAACATTTTTTATCAACTTGTCATAATTCAATACCTTACCTGTTAAATCACCAAGATATTGACCTCTTGAAACGTTATTTGGACTTTCAGGATTAGGTGTTGGAACTAGGTTGGTTGGTACAGGGGTTTTAAGTCCTGACAATTTTTCAAGTTCTTGTTTATTAAACTTAGTTCTGTCTTCAGTCGCAGTTGCTCTATAATCATATACTTCGGTATTTGCGTAGAAGTTTGATGATAACGCATTCTGTAATCTTTCGACAGGTCTTTCCATTCCGTGACCACCGATAAAACTAACTTGCATTGTTACATCTGCAATCATCGGTTGTATACCAATACCTTCAGGGTTTAAGTCCCAAGGTGAATTATCAAATTGAATGTTTACATCTCTAATAATAACTTTAGAGTGATAAAAATCTCCAACTCTCATAATACAAATTGGTGGTGGTCCGAACGTAGTATTTCTGGCTGGTAAATCGGTTTCATCATTAATACCTTTAATTGGTATTGTGTCACCAGGTCTAATACATTGTTGTAAGAAAGTTAAACGTGTGTTCAATCCTTCAGGTGTTGTAGAGTGAAACGCCGGATGGAAGTACTTTAACTTTTCTTTTAATGAACTAAACGCAACAGGTGATGTTTCTTCTAATTGTTTGAAGTAATAACACTCACCTAAAGTCTTCATTATAATTCTCTTCAGTTCGTCAAGTGGTGGTTTTTCTCTCTTACCTTGTTCTTGAACAGGGATTACGTTTACTGGTGGTACATTAGGTGGTGGAGTCGGTACAGGTGGTGGAGTCGGTACAGGTGCAGGATTATCTGCGGGTTTTGTTTTATATGAAATACCTACAGTTGTTTCTCTACAATAAAATGTCACAGGTGCCGTTCTTTGTAAGTCTTTGTTGCTTTTAATTTCTTGATTGTGACAATCAATGTTTTTACCACCTGAAATTGTCGTTTTAAATTGTTCACCTTTATTTGAAACGAAATTAAATTTTAATTCACCATCATAATCATAACCCAAATCTCTGAATTTAATTGCAGGAATTTCATCTACAATTTCTTTATCTTTTTCGTTTGGTGATTTTTTCCATTTTACACTTGATGTATCATATTTTGAACCTTCACCTTTTATATTTTCAAGTATGTCTTTTATGATACTTGAACTTCTTCTATATGAAAGTTTTAAATTGTATGTGTTATCTGCAAGAAATGATGTTGTCGATTGAAGTGATAATTTGATTTCTTGAATTTTTTTATCTTTCAATAAACCCTTAATATCACTTAATGTTTTTGTGTATCCACTATATGTTGCAGTAAATTCGTCAAACGCTTTGTTTATTTCACTAACAGTTTTACCTGTTAATTCGGCAATCTTAGCATCAGTCGGTCTTACTTTGGTTTCTTCATTATAAAGAATTTTATAATCGTTTTGACTTTTAGGTCCCCAAGCGTGACTAGGATTAAATAACGCATTATCGCCAGTTAATAATCCTTGTTCTAATTCTTCCAAAAATGCACTTCTTTGATAAAGTTCATATTCATCTTTAAATCTTTTACCTTGTAATTCTCCCAAATCTTTCTTAGGGTAATCATTTTTAAAATAAAGAGTAAACTTTTTATTTACAGGACCACCCGCAGCATTATTTTCTGAGCTATCACTCTTAGTTGGTGTGGAGCCAGGAACATCAGGAACATTTAAATCTTTAACAGGGTCAATTACTGTTCTTACTTTTTCAATAATTTTTGGGTCATTTGAAAATGAAAGATACCTTTGAATGTTTTCGATATCACTTTGGTCTAATGTTGTATATTTTCTAATTAAAGAATAAAAATCTAAATCTTCACATCCCGCAAAAAATGCATTAATATAATTGTCAGCCTCTTCATCTGACATACCTTTAAAATGTTCTCTAACTAATAAGTTCAAAATACTTGGGTGGTCGACTACTATTTTAAAAGAGACACTACCATTTCTTGTTGTATTTTGATAAGTAAAAATTGGTTCGGGTCTACCAAGGAAAGTATTTTCCTCCCATCTAGCTGCGTTTTGTTCACTCACCTTTAAATCGTAAGGTGGGAACCACATAACACGTCCACCATTGTTACCTCTTTCACAATAAGGTAAATCGTTATATGTAAAACCTGGTATGTTAGATGTTTTCCAAGCTAAGTTCTCAATTGAGAACATATATTTCTTAGCGTAGAATCCTCCATTACCTTTTACAATATTTGTTGACCCATCAAATGATGATTTACCATCCGAATTTGGATATATGTTTAAATTGTAAGGTGTTGACATTACAGATGAATCGTACTTTCTAATAAGACCTGTTCTTTTCATCGTGTCAGAATAATTCAAGTGTGACCTATCTTTGGTCCATACTCTACAATATTCAACACCACTTTCTTCTCCTGAGTACATATTAACGTACTTAACATTAGAACCTCTCGACATAACGGTATTACCATCTCTAAAGACTCTACTTGTTTGGTCAATTACATTTGCAACGTGTGACCTTTGTTCTATACCATTAAATGGTAATGTGTTAAGTAAATCTTGCGTCACACCTAATATTGAATCATCTCTAAATCTAAAGTTTGTTGATAATGTTCCTGCATATTGTGATTGTTCTGACGCAAATTCTTTGTTGTGTTCACCAATCTTGTTAGTTGATTTTTGACTAATCCAAGTCAGTTTACCACCGATTGGTCCACCTTCTGTGATATTTCTTTTTCTTTGAAATAATCCCGCTTGAATTGGGTCAAACATTGACGACAAATAAAAATTACTTCTTACGGGTCTGTCATTAAAATCATTCATTGCAAATTTAACATCGTTACCTCTGTCATCTCCAATGTATGCCCTACCTTTTGGTGCTTCAACACCTAAAAGATTTTTAATACCTGACGCCACTCTATCAACAAAAGAAAATATTTTTGATGATTGTTGGGACCTCGCGGTTGTTGTATAATTGGGTGCGTATGTTGAATATGATAATAAATCATATAATCTCTGTCTTTGACCTTCACCCATATATTCGATGAATAAATCTGAAGGTTTTCTTGACGCCTTCGGTCTTCTCTGTATACCAATTAAAGAACCTATAGCACCTGTAACATCCTGAAGTATAGCCTGAGCTTCGTTTTGTGCAACAGGTCTAACATTTACAGGATTTCTTGGGTTTGTTAAATAATCACCAGGAACCTCACTCCAAGGAAATTCAACACCCGATACTGTTTGTAAAAAATCAATTGCTTTACCCGGTAAGGTTTTTGCAACAGTTATTTTATTATTGAATTCAATCAACGGTTCTCTACCTGTAACAATATTAATTGCCGTTGTTGTGTTACCTTGTAACGCATCGATTAATCTAACTCTACCAACAGTCGCCGCGTATAAGTTTTGTTGTATTCTTGCAAATACAGGACCGTTAGGGTTGTTTTTAATATTGTTAGCAGCAAACTTAAATAACTCAGATTCAGTATCATAGTTACTTGTTGACATTATCCCGATAATGTTATAATTCTGTCCACCTCTAAAATATGGATATAAAGCTAAATTAGCCCTTCTTGGAATATTATCTAAAGTCTCCCTAACAAGATACTCTAAAGGTTTGAAAATATTTAAATTTTGTGTGTTATCTAAACTGATTGTTCTTTCTCCCTCAACATCTCCTAAATTAGGAACAGGTGAGTCACTTAGATTTTGAATGGTATATGAGCCCGCATTAAAGGTTTGTGGACCATTTGGAACAGATAAATTCTTACCTAATATGTAATCCCTAAATCTTTTGGTCGAATCAAAATCTACGTAGCTTGGCATTATGTTTTCCTTTACCTATAAATAGGTGTTATGTTAAAAATTTATTGGGGTAATGAAGTGTATGAATCCCAAGAATCGAAAAATTTACTAGCCATATCAGGATTTTTCATAATGAGTCTTGTAAATTCATCTCCACTAACATCAGTAGTAACTTTAAGATTTACATTTTTTTGTCCTGATTGGTTGTTCGACGTTTGTGTTTTGGCCTTTTCGGCTTCTTCTTTAGCTTTTCTTTCCGCTTCCGCAACAGGAATAGTTTTTTGTGGTTCAGTTTGACTTTGTGCTTTTTTTCTACCTTCCACATTTGTAACTTCATTAATAGTACTTGTAACTGCGTTACCTAAACTATTAATTCCTTCAGCGGCAGCCTTACTAGCTTCTTTTGATTTTTTTGCAACCTCCATTGGGTCGAAACCTAACGCGTCAACCACTGCTTTACCACTCTTTCCCATTTGGAGTCTTGCGGCTGCCGCGATAAAGTTTACATCTCTATTGATATTTTCAACCAATCCAACTTGTTGTGTTGCGATGTCTTCCATTGACATCTTTTTAAATTGTTCTCTATATGTTAATAATGTTTCTTTTTGTTTTTCCGATAGTGATTCCAACGCCACAGTTGTTCCACCCATTGCCTCTTGTAAGTTTTTCGGAACCTCAATAACCATCTTACCATCTTTCATTTGAGCAAGATTGGTTAAGAACTCTTTATCTTCATCATTATTAAATGTTAAACCAGCAGCCATTAAATCCGCAGCTGCTGATGACCTTTGAGCCGCTTGTACTGAAAGTTTTGTTAATTCTGAATATGAAATACCCAACTCTTTAGCCATCGCTTGTGCTTTTCTTAAGTTAGCACCTGTTACTTCAAATCTTCCTTGTTCACTATTATATGTTGCTAACGATTCTGCAGCACCGATTAATGCGTCTTGTAAATCTTCAACGTTATTTGTTGAATCATACATCATTTTAATTGGGTCACTGAAACTACCCATTGCACCACCAATAGCTTGAAGGCCCGCAGCCATTGATAATGCGTTTTCAGGGTCCATAACTTTTTCCGCAAGTGTATAAACACTTTGCATATCCATCTTTAACTGTTGTGCTTTTTGAACCATACTATTAAGTCCTTGAACACCGTTTTTAAATCCGAATTGATTTAATTTGTCAATATTCTGAACTAAAGTTGCTGTAGTTGTTTTTGAATTTAAACCGAGTTCTAATGAACCTTTACCGGCTTGTGCAATTGCTTTCATCGCATCATTCGCACCTAATGAAACATCTTGAAACGCTTTCACTGCGTCAGCGGTGTCGTCTAATCTATTAAAAAAGACTCTACCCGTTTCAGTCATACTATTAATAGTCTCGCTATTAACAAGTCTAAATGTTCCGGCGTTATCAATTAGTCGAACCATTGTTTGTTCTAATTCACTAAATGAATACCCCAATCTAACTGCATTTGGATATGCGTCCGTAATCTCACCTCTGAAATCTTCAGAGAGTTGATTAGTCATACCAAGTTTGGTATTAATTTCAGAATGTAAAGATGATTGTTGTTCTAATACGGTATAAATCGAATTTTGAATACCCTTACCGACATTTTCTACCATTTGACTAAAGGTATTCAACTTACCGGTAGATTTATCAATGGCAACCTCGTATAGACCTTTTATACCAATGTTTTCACCTGCAGTTTGTTGTGAGTTTTTTAAACTTGCAGCATCAATAGCATTACCTATAAATTGTCCCGTATTATCCATACCTTGACCTGGTGGAGTCGTGGGTTCGTTGGATTTTGGATTCGCATTATCATATACCCGACCGATATCAGATTCAGATGCGGTATCATCAATGGCTCTATACGCCTTAATGAAACCACTTCTGTCTCCTTTATACCTACTAAGTAAATTGTTTAAATCTTTTGCGGTTACACTAGCCATTTATGTATAAATCTTTCTATATAAATAGATTAATTACTAGATTCCATTTCGAGAATGTAATTAATATAATATCTTCGAACATAAACAGGCATTGAAATTAAATCGGAGTAAGAAAACCCTCGTTTAATTAAAAATAGAATCTCGTCTAATTGTCCTTTCTTATAATCCGTAGAAAGGGCGAAAAAACTCCACCCCGAAGCCGATTTCAACTTCGACTGTCTCTCCTGACGGGGTTGTAATATGTTGTACTAAATCTAAACTTGGTTTATTTTCTAAAATGTATTTACGGAAATCTTGAGAATCTTTGATTGGCATTCTCTCAATAAAATTTCTAATTTGTAATTGGTCTTTAATTCCACCAACAGACTTAATCATCATTTCTAATTGTCTTGTTATAACCGGTGCAACTCCTAAACCATTCCAACTATCTTTAATTTTATCAATATCTTCTTGTTGTTTTTGAGTTAAGAACTTAAACGTAATATCTGTTTTACTTTTTTCTAAATAAAACTTAAACTCACCATTACTATCTTCCTCTAATTTAAAGTCTCTTAATTTAACTTGTGATAAATCAGCAATGTGACTAAATCTTTCTCCTGTTTTAGGGTCAGTTACTACCATCTTATAATCAGAACCAAATGCTGTGTTTCTTAAAAACAAAAGAATCGCTTGTCTATCTTCTTCAACTAAATCATCTGTTGAGATATCTTTATCTAAAACTTTTCTTTTTAGTAGTTCATTAACAACACCGTTAGATTGTACTAAATTTGGTGATGCTAAAATATTTTCATCAGATGCAGTTAGATATGCAATTCTTAATGATTTTTTCTTTGTTGGATAATGAATACCTCTACTAGGTAACTCAACAACGTCGTACGCAATCGTGGGGTCAACTTTAAATTCTTCCATACCTTAAATTTATACTATAAGTATAAAAAAGTAAAGTTTATATGAAAAAAATAAAGGTCCCTTTTGAGGACCTTTAAGACAGATTTTATGTTTATTAAAATATTAGTATACAAGGATACATCTATCCATTCTTAATGTAGCACTGATATCAGCTAACGCATCTTGGCTATAATCCAATGTACCAAAATCCAAACCTGATAAGAATGTACCTTGAAGAATCCATTTTTCAACCACAACCCCTGTTGGGTCTAACATTTCAAGTTCAATATCTTTTTTATATCCAGCAGCATATCCCATACGACCTGTTACAGATTCTGCGTGTAAACGGAACCACTCCATTAATGCTTGTGCAGCTGAAGGACCAATAGGGTCTTTAAATTTAACTGAAATTGATTCCCACTTAAATCTACCTGCAACATATGTTGAAGTATTCAAAAAAGGAATTTCTGTTTCAGCGATAGTTGCTTTAGGTCTTGAAGCCGATGTTACGTACCATTCGTTGATACCCAATGAAGATGGGAATCTTAGGATAAATCGGTTCTGTCTTTTCGGTTCGTAAGGAACCGGCATTTTCATTAATAAATCTGCCATTGTCTATTTGTTAAGTTTTAAATTATTACTTTCCTATAAATATGTGCTATTTGGAAAATAGTTTTTTTTCGTTTATTTATTGTGAGAAGCTTGATTTTCTCATTTTTTTTCTTTATTTTTTCTCTAGGCTCCAGTATAACAATAGAATACACCAGAATAATAACTAGATTAATTAATAATATATAATAAATACTAGTATATCTGGTTCCAGAATACTGGGTAAATTATAAAAATATTAGTTTTATAAAATTTGGTTCCCCGTGGAACATTTTCAATTCCACCATAATGGTGTCTATATAAAAAAAGGGGTCCTTTCGGAACCCCTTCTTTATTTTATCTCCTTTTAGATTAGATATTCTCAAATGATGCTCCTGTTGGAGTAATGATGAATTCTACATCAATAAATTCAAGAGAACGAGTTGGTTTGATGTAAATCTTACCTCTCAATGTGTTAGCATCGATGTCCTCAGGGTCACTAGATACTGTTACACGGAAGTCGTAAAGACCTCTTTCTTTCTTTATTGATTCAAGAATTGGGTTAACCAATCTCAAGAATTCTTGTCTTACTTGTTCATCGTTTTGTTCAAACAATAATCTAACAGCAACTGCAGAAATTAATTTTCTTGCTCTTAATAACAATCTTCTTACGTTGATTCTATCAAGTGCTGATTCTCTAACTTGTAACGTTTTGTTACCCCAGATAATAGTACCCGTATCAGAGAATGTTGCGATTGGGTTGATTCTTGCTTTGTAAAGTGAATCTCTTTCGTCAAGAGTTAACTTTTTAAACGCTTTAATTGAATTAACCAAACCTCTTGAATAACCTGCTACTGCGAACCAAGGATAAGATACGTTATCAGTCAACGCAATGTTTCTTACAACTTCACCTGTTGGTGGTAAGTACAATTGAGTTGAGTTATCGTTATCTCTAACTTGAATCCAAGGCCAATATGTTGCAGAATAGTTACTATCCAAATTAGCTCCATCTAATAAATCAGTAATCTCATCAGCGGTTGATACGTTTGGTGAGTTAATGATATAAAGTGAATCCGCTCTATCATTCTCAATAATATCAATTGTTTGAGTTACTAATGAATTGTGGTCATCAAAGTTAATACCCGGTGTTGCAAATATGTTAATATCCACAGCTTCAGGGTTTGAATAA